ACCGCTGCCCGTCACTTCGGCCGAGAGTGCGTTGACATCCTTCGCTTCCCACGCAGGCAACGACGGATCGATGCAGTCAGGGATCAAGGTGCTATTTGTCGATGCATTCAGATCGAGATTTTTGGTGGTCAGCCCGCACGGTTCGCCAAATACGTCGGGACTGCCGGGACTGTCGCCGCCAGCGCCGATTAGGACGAGCAGCTTAGTGCCGGGGATAACGGTAGGTTGCGCCATCGTAGTCTCTCCTTTGTGAAAACGACGAGTGCCCGGCCAGCGCAAATGCTCTGCCGGGTGCGTCGTCCGAAAAAAGTCGTGTGGTTAGGCTGCTTGGATCAGAAAGCGGAAGTTGATCGCGACGTGCCGGGTGATCCCATCCGGATCGTGCAGATAGTTGACCGTGCTGATCTCGCAGACGACGACCGCATAGCCGGTGACGGTGATTGCCTGATCGTCGAGCGCGGCGACGACCGCCTTGCTGATCTGCTTGGTCATCGGGAACGTCGGATCGCGCGCCCAGCCGTCAAGCTGCCAGAAGATCTCAGTGCCATCGATGCAGTTGGCCTTGTCGGGCAGCACCTGATTGTCGCCGATGGAAATATAGGGAAACGTCGGGTTGTTCGGCACTTCGTCGTAAACGCGCTGGCCGACGACTGCCTGCACGCCGGGATCGTTTTTCAACTTGCCGACAATCGCTGCCTGCAATTCCAGTGACGGATCAGACATTGGTGCCCTTTTGCTCGGCCGAGTATTTTCTGATCTCGGTGGCGATGCGCCGCTTCATCTGCGCGATGATTCGCTTTTTCATCAGCCGATAAGTCGGAAAGAAAAACGGTTCCGCTTGCATCTTCTGTGTGCCGAATTCGGCGGCGCGCGAGTAGTCAAATGGCCTTGAGCCACCCACCGACGAGCGCACCGTAAGAAACCCGCCCGCCACCACACGCACGACGGTGTCCTTGCTTTTGTCGGGCACGACACTGACCGTCGTCTTCAAAGCGCCGGGTTGCACGCCTGCGATGGGCGGACCCTGATAGACCGGCGCAACTTGTTCGATGGCATTTTTCAATTCGGTCGCCTGTCGGTTCAATTCGGCGACGGCGTTTTCGTGCACCGCTTTTTTCATTTCGTCCGTCAATGCTCGAAAACGCTCAACCGATTTATTGACCGGCATCAGGTCGCCACGCCTTTCTCGCAGAGCATTTCCCACCACATGTGATGCGCTGGGTCGCCGCCGTGCGGATCGATCACCGAGCGAATGTTGTATTCCTCGCCCGTGTCTTCGTTTTTCGCCTTCCAATCGGTGTCGATGGCGTTGGTCTGCGAATCCTGCCGCACGGTTATGTCGACGTAATTCTTTCCGGTGAGACGCGCTGCAATCACCTGCTCGCCGCCGAGCCGTGGCTTGATGTTCGCATAAGTGATGAACGTCGCCACGCCGGGATAACCGCCGCCGCTGCCATAGTCGGGCACGTCGGGCGAGCTTGCGCCGCGCTTGTAGAAGCCGACGCGGTATCGCAGATCACCGGAGGGCATTGGGTCGCACTGGTCGCTCGACGGTCACGGCCTTTCCTTCCTTGATTGCCTTGTTGGCGACGACGCGCTTCACCAGATGGATCGAGCCTTTGCGGAACGACATCATCCAGCGCACATTTGGCGGTTGCCAATCGAACTTTTCGGTAAAGCGCACCCACGGCATTCAAGCATCACCGCTAACGGCCCACGCCACGGCACCAAGCACAGCCGCGACATAGGCCACAAATAGCAATATCGGCACCAGCACGAGCCAGCAGATCATCGGATCAGCCTCCACAGCGTTCCGTCGACGAGTTCATCTTCGGTGAACTGGCAATAAGCGAGCGAGTGCAGCCATTTCATTCGTTCCGGATAGGCAGGCGTTTCCACTTGTTCAAGCACCGTTGACCCCACCAGCGCAGCGGCCGACATCGGCTCGACGAAAACTGGACAGCCCATAACAACAGACTCAACTGCAGCAATAGAACCATGCGCGACCAAGCAGTGAGCCGTTTTGAGTTCATCGTAGAGCGGCACCCTGCTTTCCTTGTCGCGGACGCGGATCGGTCGCTTGGTGAAAAACTTCAAGCGCTCGACCGTGCGCCGTGTCCAATCCGGATCGCTGAATAGCTTCCAGTAATCCGGCAATGTGTCGGCGACGATGATGTGATCGCCGTTTTTATTCCATGGCCTGATCTCGCCGTCGAGCTTGAGTGCCTTCCAGCGATCATCGGGCACATCATAGATCTGACCCATCTGCGGCCGGTTGACGTGCCAGCGATAGAAGCCCATCGGGATGCCGAGCTTCGCGCCGGTCGGCAACCACGTGGCGAACACTCTGCGCAGATAGCCGCGATCCCAATAGATCCACGTGCGTTTTCGCTGCGTCCACAGTTCGATGTATTCGCGAAACTGCGGCGTGCATCCGACAATCGGAATGACTTCGTCGGGCAGCGTGTTGATCTTGTGATATTCGTGCCGCACGACTTGACCACCCAACTGCAGCACATGACGGCCGATGCGTTCGAACAGCGCGAGCTTAAATTTCTTCAGCCCTGGCGGAATGAACAGTGCAACGTCGCGCGGGTTTATGCCGCGATCCAGTATCGCCTGACCCACGGCACAGACTCGTACATTCTCGGCTTGCGCTTGCCGATGAAGGCAACGATGCGAGCGTCGGGCGGCAAATCAAATGAACCCTTTGGCCAGCCCGGTTTCTGGAATCCATAAATCCCTGACTGCGATCCAGCCTGCCAGCCGTCGGCATTTGGCAGCTTGTGCCAGATCCATCCCTGATCGTCGGGAAATTCGTGATGCGGCAATATCTGCGCTGCATCTGGCCTGAAATCATCCCACACGTCCGCGTGGTGTCCCGGTCGCAGCATCATGATGCTGGCGTTGAATGGGTTCGGATTGACCTCGTTCGCGCCCTTCAAAATCATGAAGCTCGACGGCGTTTCGAACAGCGGCTCTATTGTCCCGGTGATAACCAGATCGAGATCGAGCGAAACGATCCGATCCTTGAAGCCGTTCGCGCGCTGCCAGATCGGATCGAACATGCGCAGCCGCACGAAACACGACCGCGTCATCAGCACGCGGTCAACGGCCGCGATCAGTCGCTGTTCTACATATGGCGGCAGATCAGGGCCAACTCTATCGGCAAAAACAACCAAGCGATGATCAGCATGTTTGCGTATGCCATGAGCGAGCCGAACAACATCGGTCCAGTCATATTTGCCGCCCCACAGCCATGTTATGAAGTTTATGGCCACAGCACGCCGATCCCGTTGTCGCTGATGTCGTGGCGGATCTCGGTGTGCCGATACTGGTCTTTGATGAATTTCCAGAAGATCGGGACCTCAATCGGTTTTTTGCCGACCGGCATTCCACCAGCGCGGAAAAATCCGATGTCGTGAAACGCGATCAGCCTGCCGATCTTGCCGTAATTCGCCCAATCCGCTTTGACGTATGGCAACGTATGATTGGCGTCGATGAAGACCGCATCGAATGGCCCGAGCGAATAGACAAGCGAAATGACCTTCGGGTCGGTGCTGTCGCCCAAAATCAGGTGCACGTCGTATCCTTTTGCCCTGAGTGCGTTAGTGCATTCTTCCAGATGCGGCTTGGTGTCCTTGAATGACGTGTCGCCGTGCGGCAGGTCGACCGCGACGATCTTCGATCCTTGCGGCAGTGCGTTAGCAATTGGCCACAGCGAGCCGCCAAACTTGCTACCAATTTCCAGATAGCTTTTGACGTTCTCGCGCTTCAGCAGATCGATGAAAGCGTGAAGCTCGCTCTTGTTTTGCAGGACATAGGTCTCGCACTTCATTGCAGCACCTGCCTCGCACGTTCGACCACTTCATCAACCGCAATGCTCTGCAGCGCCTTCCGGCAATGCTCGCACGTTGTCCAAGAGCCGCACCAATATGTCGCGTTGCCGGTCAGATTGTGGTGCGCGTCATAACCGAGAACCTTGGGCGGCACCCATCCACCGAAGATGACAACGCCGGGAACGCCAAAGGCAGCAGCAGCATGATGCATCCCACCTTCCGGCCCGATATAAAGCGCCGCCTTGCTTAGTATGTTCAGCGCGTGACGGAATGACATCGTCGTGACGACTTGCGCTCCGCGCAGCATGCGCAGTTTTGCCCCGCGATCACACTGAACGAAATGCACGTCGGGCAGCTCGTCGACGACTTTCTGATAGTTGTCGAAACCCCAATCCTTATTTTGCAAACCCTTTTTTTCTTTCTTCAGATGCGGCTCGATGAACACGAATCCCGACGGATAAATCGTCGGGTCGCTCTTGTTCAAGTAGATCTCGCCCGGCGTGACGCGGAATTCGTAATTCCAGACCCACCCGGTTGCGCCTGCGCGATTATAAAAACGGTTGCCCTTGTAATAGTGAATCCACTCCAAATTTTTTTGTCCCTCGTCGCCGGGTGCGGCGATGTTCGGATTGCCCTTGAATATTTCTTTGCACCACGGTCCCCATATAATTTGCTTTCCATCGCCGAAGGCGATGCGCTTGCCGCGCTCACAAGCACCGCGCGCTAGTCCCGTGCCAATGATCTCGTCGCCATAGCCCATTGCTACAGCAGGACCATCGACGAGCCGCGCATTTCAAATCGCCTTGCGCCGAATTGCTGAACCGCAAACCACGTGTCGTCGATTGTTTCAACGCCTTCGCGATCTCGCAGCACTTCATCGACTTGCGCATTCGGGTTTCCGTGATCGTGCCAAATAATAATTCCCGGCGAGTTGATCAGGCTTTCGGCCAGCGCTGTGTCGTTTTCAACCCCTGCCCGGCTGTGGTCGCCATCGATGAAAATGGCATCGAACTTCGGCAGCAGATCGGCCGGGCGCAGATCGAATGATCCGCGTTGCCTGAGAACCAATTGAAACCGTCGCTCGCCAATTGCAAGTGAGCCGGGATTGACAAGGACCTCTTTCTGCTGACCGGGAAGCCCGGTCTTGTAGCTCGGCAGCACGTCGACGCCGACATAGCGCCTGATCTGAGGCTTAAGCTGCAAAACACAGCGCGCCGTCAGTCCATGATACACGCCGATCTCAAGCACGCTTCTGGCGTCACCGATCAGCAAGAGAAGATTGTGAAGCTCGTTTCGATGCAGCATTACAGCGGATGATTTCGCGCCCAAATTGCACAGGGCTGCGCCTCAGTGGTGTGCGTGTCGAACCGCTCGACAAGCCCGATTTCAGAATAGTGCACGCGCCGGAATCCCTGATTGATCAGCACAGGCTCGAATTCGCTGATCTCTTTCGCACCGCGCCACACAAAAAACTTGCCGCAGTGATGCGCCAGATGTTCGACCAGATGCAGAAGCGCGGGCAATTCCATCACGCGCCGCAGCTTGTGATAGACGGCCAGCATCAGCGTGATGTCGTATTGCTTACGGTAGTGATCGCCGAAGGCTTTCTTGATCGCACCGGCCCCACCAACGAGATCGACAACTTCAAAGCGCGCTTCAACGTGGCGATAGTCGGCGAACAGTTCGTTCGCGTGTCTTATGGCGTCGGCACTGAGATCACACCCATGCAGAACAGTAGCGCCGTAATACATGAGATCATGGCAAACGTGGCCGCGATTGCATCCGACATCGAAAACAGAAGCGCCAGATGCACGTGGTAATAAATCCCCAAGGCCATCAAGACGGAAACCACTATGAGAAATAATCCGGCGCTGCACACCTTTGTCAGTCCAGCTATTCGGATTGCGCACGACGTTAAGCCGCCTTGGCCCCGCCGCGCACTGAGTTGTAAGCGCCGAACATGTCTTCGGCCTGCGGGATGTAGCGCTCGACGCCGAAGCCCGCTTCCTGCGCGCGCTTCCACAGGTTCTCGACCAGCGGCGCGACATCAGGACGAGCATGCGGCAAGCCGACCGGCCGCGCGTACTCACCCCAATGTTTGTGATGCTCGGCGTGCAGGCGCGGCAATGCCCACTTTAGATGCGGCTGTGTCTCGACGCGCGTGAAGTGGATCACCTTGATGTCCGGATCGGCGAGCGTCTTGTAGGTCTCGCCGTCGAGGCAATTCCAGTTGCCCGCGAACGGTGCCGTGACCGGCGTTGCCAGCGCGCGCACGGCTTTATAGGCCCCCGGCTGCTGCAAGCCGTCCCAATTCGGCAACCTTGGGATCAGCTTCCGGAAGCGTTCGCAGTCGATCAGCATGCAGCAGTGCGTCGTCGGGTTCTTGGCAAGGATTGCTTTGCCGTCGGGGATTTCCTGACGCCACAAGTATTTGAGATCAGCACGCGCGATCTGATCAACGTCCATATAAATCGCGCGATCTTCAAACTTGCAGACATACGGAATTGCCCAGCGGAAAGCGCTGAACGGTGTGGCCCAGCCGGTCGTATTCCAGCCGCTGCCCTTGCCGGAAAACCACGGCGACACCGGATCGCGCGATAGCTTCATCCAATTGATGTCGACATCTTCGGTCGCGTAATGGCGAACCGTATATTCCAGCATGCCCTGCGCTTCTGCGTCTTCACCATTTGCCGAGCAGCCGACGAAAAGCCTGATCATAGTTTCCACCTTGCCAAAGTTGCCGCCACTTCGATCCGCTGAAATCCGCCAACCGCCGAGAGCATCGAGCAGTTGATGACCTCGATGCCGAGATCGGCCAGCTTCGGTGCTGCGTTTTCCAGCCAGCGCTTCCAGCCGACGAAAGTGCTGTGATCCGGATTGTTGAGTTCGACGCCGTGCTGGCCGTGCCAGTGAATTTTGTCGTTGATGATGCAGGCATCGAAGCCGAGCAGCGCGATGCCTTTGACGCCGAGTTGCGCCAGCCAGTTCAATGCCTGAAAGCCGCCGCTCTGACCCGAACCAACTTCACCCCACTCGTCCATCAGCAGCCACTGGCAGTATTTGCCCGGCGCGTTCGGCAGCGGTCGCAGCTTGAGCTTCTTCAATTCCGGAAACAGGCGCGGCGCGACTTCGTCGACGGTGACTTTGAGACCTTTGAAGTCTTTCGGATTACGCAGCCGCCACCATTTCTCGTCGCACGAATACAGTGCGTCGGCCCACGGCGCGAGTTGCCAACTTTCATTGATAACAACGACGCGCAGTTTGCCGTGGAGCAGATCAACATCACTGCGTTTGACCGAACCGCCGCCGCCGATCAGAGCGACATATTGATTTTGCCAATCGGGAAACCACGACGGGCGCGTGCCCTTCACGCCATGCTCTTTTGGATCTTATGACGACGCAGCAGAATGTCCGCGCCAAACGGAAGCGTTGCCAAGCGAGAGTCGACGGTGCCCTCGCGATTTTCCATCCAGCCGCTGATCATCAGCAGCATCGCCTGCTTGATATTGTTCGGCACGTTGGCAGCGAGATCGGGCGGGCTGCTCGAATCCGGCAAATACCCGGCGACGAAATCGATCCGCACGGTGTTGATCGCACTGAGCGTCGATGGCCACGTCGTCGCACCGGCAGGCACGACCCAGCCCGGCTCGCTGGCGGTGTCGACGAAATAGCTGAACTGGCTGACCGTCTGCTCATTGCCATTGCTATCGTCATACTTGATCGACGCGATGCTCTGCAGCGGCGGCAACGGAATTTTGATCTGTCCCCCTGAGCCGCCGAATTGATATGAGCCTGCCTGCCACCAAGCGCTGCCGAACCCGGCAGAGCCGGGAAATCCGTCGAGCGTCAACCGCCAGGTTTGCGTGACAAGCGCGCGCCCGAGAAAGCCCCACTCACCCTCGATGAAATCCGTCGCCGCCATGATGTAGCCGGTGATCAGATCATCCTGATCGTTTGTCGTGACGCGAAGCTGCGCCTTCACTTCGTTAAGCGTCAGCGGCAAAACGGCCGGATCAACGATGCGCGTCAGTCCTGTCATGCTGCTCGTCTTTCTGTTGGCGGTCCTGCCCGTTGTTCGAATTCTTGCGTGCGGTGTTCGCTCGGTCCGCCGAAGCCGCCGTGCCCCGGCGTAGCGAAGCGCCGCAAGACAAAGCTGCCGACGCCGTGCGCCTGACCGTTGCCGACCAAACTGAAGACGCCGAGGCCAAGGCTTCCAAAGCTTTGACCGATCCCGCCGCCTGTGCCTGCTGCATTGGCAACGGCGCTCTTGATTGCTGCAGCCGTAGCGAAGGCAACGCCAAAGCCGTTGGAAATGCCGACGCTGGCGGCAAACGACATGCCGACTGCATTCGCCGCGCTGCTGGCGTTGCTTGCCGATCCAGCCCCGCTGCCGATAGTGGCTGTGCTGGCCGAGGCCGAGCCGATGCCTGCCGCGTTTGCCTGCGCCGGTTTGAGTGCGGTGGCTGAAGCCGAGGCGGTGCCGGTGCCAGCCGAGGTCGCTTGCGCGAGTTTGAGTGCGGTCCCGGTGGCATTGGTTGCACCGACGCCGGAAGCCGATGCCGTCGCTGCTGCAATGGCGATGCCGGTGGCATTAGCCGCGCCCGTGCCTGCTGCGGTGGCGATAGCGCCGCCAGTGGCAACTGAAACGGCATTGGCCGCGCCCGTGCCCGTCGCATTTCCGGTTGCTGCTCTAAACGATGCGCCGGTTGCGGCTGCATTGCCGATCCCGGCAGATTGCGCGGCACCGGCTGCAATGGCTTGACCTGTTGCGCTGGCGGCACCAGTGCCTGTAGCGCTTGCTGTAACGGCGGCAATCGATGCGCCGGTTGCGGTTGCCGAACCAGTACCGAACGCTTGGCCAACATTGCCGACAGTTGCGTTCGCGGTGCCCGTGCCGGATGCCGATGCGGTGGCGGCCCTTATGCTCGCCATTACCGCATTGGCCGCACCGACGCCTGATGCGTTTGCAGTCGATGCAGCAAACGACGCGCCCACTGCGCTGGCGGCACCAGTGCCGGATGCTGATGCCGTAACGCCTATTATTACCGCGCTTGTGGCATTCGCGGCACCGATGCCAGCAGCCGTCGCGGTAGCTGTGGCGATCCTTATTCCGGTCGCCGACGCCGCGCCTGTGCCTTGTGCGGATGCCGTCGATGCTTGAATGGCCGTTCCGGTCGCGCTCGCCGCGCCAGTGCCGCTGGCTGATGCAACGCTGCTCGCGGTTGCGGTTGATCCGACCGCCGTTGCTGACCCGGTGCCGCTTGCCGCTGCTTGCGCGGAAACGATGGCCGTGCCATTGGCGCTCGCCGAGCCTGTTCCGGAAGCCGACGCCGCGCCAGAAAATGCTTGCGAGGTCGCGCTGGCGGCACCCGTGCCTGCTGCGGTCGCCGTCGCGTTCTTAATTGCGGTTGCGCTTGCAGTGGCCAGCCCAATGCCGAGCGCTGATGCGGCTGATCCGGCGACCGCGCCGACCGCATTCGCCGTTCCGGTGCCGCTCGCTGATGCAACGCCAACAGCAAACGCTTGTCCGATGGCATTGGCTGTGCCAATTCCGGCTGCTGATGCAGTCGATGCAGCGAAACTCGCGCCAACTGCTGAAGCCGTACCTGTGCCGGTTGCCGTGGCAACACCGGCAAAGAACGATGTGCCAATTGCGCTCGCGGCTCCCGTTCCAGCCGCGTTGCCTTGCCCGTTATGTATCGTCTGTACGGTTGCGCTGGCCGCGCCCGTTCCCGTCGCCGATGCCGTGGCCGCATCAAAGGCAAAGCCGACAGCGGACGCGGTCCCTGTGCCCGCTGCCGTGCCTTGCCCCGCAACAAAGGAACGACCGACAGCAGAAGCCGCTCCCGTGCCACTGGCCGAAGCGATGCCTGAAGCGAAGGCAGCGCCAACGGCATTCGCCGTGCCAGTGCCTGCCGCACTGGCGAGCGAAGCATCAATCGCCGCGCCTACGGCGCTGGCTGCGCCAATACCGACTGCCGACGCAACGCCTTGGTTCTGCGCGGCGTCGGCGACTTGTATTTGCGCCCAATAAATGATGACCGAAACTGCAGCACCGCCGGAAACGGCGGAAGCTGCGCCAGTGCCGGTGGCTGAGCCAACGCCACTGTTGATGGCCATGCCGCTGCCGCTCGCCGCCCCGACGCCAGCGGACGAGGCATCGGCCTGAGTTATCTCAATGCCGGTTGCCGAAGCCGTGCCCGTGCCAGCCGCTGAGCCGGTGCCGGAATTCGTTTGTTGCGATGCGCCTACAACCGCGCTGCCGCCCGTGCCGCTTGCGCTCGCTGCTGACGTATTGGTAATCGCCGGGAGCGCGGCCGTCGTCGTGCTAGTGCGGAAATCAACGTCGCTGCTGTTACTGCCGCCTTGGGTAGTTATTTCCCATTCTAGCTGGAAGAAAATATATTCATTGTTGAGCGTGATCGTTGCGCCCGGTGTGAACGTAACTACCGAAGTCGCATCGACGGTCGTCGATAAGGCCGCTGATGTCGTGCCGGTTAACAGGCTCGACGTGATTTGCGTTGCGCTTGAGCCATCGGCATTGACTGAACGCCAGATGCGGCACTTGAGGCGGCCTGCCTGCGATGA